TTGTCCAAATATTTTCATCATAATTATAAGTCACGACTCTATCAATATTGGTGCTTCCATTTTTTGCATAGAACCACATCACTTCACTATAAAGGTTGTTATGACCAGCATAAATAATATCGCTAGCTGTTGCAGAATTTAATCCTAAATTATTTCCATTAGTTGTAAAAACAAAATCTTCAACTAAGCATGGAAGAGATTTAACTGTTCCATCAAAAACAAAGAATCCTCCTGAAACTCCCATCCAAAATACTTTACCATTGGCATAGATTGCACTATGTGCACTCATGCATCCACAATCTGAACCAACTTGTCGAATAGAAAATGTATAAGGTGGCCCTACAAATTGCATAATGTAAGCGGCTTTATCAGTTAAAATTAAAGTATAATCTTTTCCATGAACGGCAGCGACAATACTTGTTCCTTGATCAATTCTCATAGATCCGGCAGTGTTAGTTGATTTAGCTGTATATTCATTAATATCTTCTTGATCTGAAAATCGAATAAACATTTTATCTTGTGTAGTAGGACTACCAATTACAGTTTCAGTTCCTAAAAAAATTAAATGTCTGTCTTTATCTGATACAATTGTTGACACACTAGCTGTCGGAGCATTACTTACAAGCGTGGCTCGTGTGGAAAGAGCTGCACCTGCTGAAGGATCCCACTCAAATGTTTTTCCATTATGGATAGTTGCAATTAAGTTTTCTCCATAATTATCTAATGACCATTGTGCAGCATCGAGAACCGTGCTTGTTGAAGGCCGTGCTGTGCCCCATGTTGATAAGCCCCAGGTACTCGTACCAAAACCATAAGCAAAGGTTTGAATACTTGGGCCAATAACTTCATAAGGTTTAATATCTACATTCCCTGCAGCAGTAACTCCGGCTCCCGTTTCTGTAGTTGGCATTTTAATTTCAAAAGTGTTGGTAGCTGCTGTTTGAATCGCAAATGTTGTGCCTGTAAAATTGGTTGCAGTAAAATTTGATCCTGCTGGAATAGTAATATTAGAAAATAAAATTAACTGATCGTCATCTAAAGTATGAGAAGTTTTATTAATTGTAACAGTGCTGGATCCCGTCGTTGACGTGTAAGTACACGTAGCTATTGTGGTTCCTAATGGAGTAATATCATAACATGCTCCTCCAGTATAAATTGCTAAAACTTTATCTGTGCCAAAAGCAGCAAGTTTAGTTCCAGCTAAATCTGTCCAAGAATGACCTGCTCTAGCTGAACCAATTATTTTTGTGCTATTCGGTTGATACCATCCACCAATCTTTTCTGGAACAGCGTATCGAAAGCGTACGTTATCTCCATCGATCCATTGCCCTTCTGCTTGGGTAGGAGTATCTTGTTTATTAAATCCGGGTACAAATGCTACTTTTTTTAAAGGCATAATCCATAGTATATCACACTAACTTTGGGCCTGTTAACCATAGTGTAAGAGTATTTCTAGTACCTTTAGTAACGGGTGTTACTTTATGACATAGGAAGCTAGAAAATATAACCATATTACCAGGAGTTAATTCCTTTATTAGTGTTTTTCCTCCCCCCATATTAATATATAAGTCGCCTCCTTGATAGTCCTTCTCTGATAAATTTAAAAGGCAAGTTAATTTGATATCGGACACTGCGTTTTTTTCAGGTATCCCATCCATATGCCATCCATACTCAGACTTTTGATTAGCTGAATAAGTATTATAATTTAAATATTCTCCTTCTAATAAAGGATATACACTATACCCCCAATTTAAAAAATTAGTATAGAGAGCTTTATTAACAAAGTCTTTAAGAATAACTTCGATATTTCGATAATGAATCATTTTAACAGTAGAAGTTTTAGTCACATTAGAAGCGGGATTGTCTTTTGCTTTAATTAAATGTTTATTAATATGTTTATTAATATCTTTAATCTGCTGCGGTGTATAAACTTTCCACCAATAATAGGCATGTCTTTTAATTTCTTTTGGCTCCATGTATTTTTTTTAAATATTCATATAAGGTTGGATATTGTAAAACAGCTTTATTCCATAGTTCTTTACGTTTGTTCATTCGTTCTATAGGTTTTTTCCATGAATCATATAGTAGCTGTGGATCACTGACTAAATTTTCATGCATTAAACTGACTAAGTCTGTAGGCCCCCAATTAAAACCAGCTGAAATACAGGTTAAACCTGAAGTAGGAGGATGAGTAAATTGCCATTCTCTATCAAATACAAAGCGAGTAAAACCTGAATGAAGATAAGCTTTTAAATCTAATATTTCTTTAGACCATTCTTTATTAAAATTTGCTTTCCAATAAGGAGTATCTTGTCTATGAGACAATGCATAATGCATAGCAACAAATTGAGAAAAAGAATTAAAGAAAGCTTTACAAGTAGAAGTATAATTATCTTTATCCCATTGGGATATTTCTTCTCTTTGTAAATTACGACATAGTCGCCATAAGAATTCATGAACAGATAATAATCCATTACTTTCTAGAGGTTCAATAAATCCTGCCGATAATCCAATGGCACATACATTTTTTACAAAGAGTCTACGATGTAAGCCAACTCTCATTTTAATATTTCTAAATTCTAAATCTTCTCTTCCTAAATGTTTTTTAAATTCTTTTAAGGCATCTTCATCAGAAACAAATTTATCTGAATAAACATATCCAGTTCCAATACGACTCCATAAAGGAATATTCCAGACCCATCCATTTTCAATAGCAGTACAATTGGTATAAGGAACTAATTGTTTTTTCTTATCTGTGTAAGGAATACGAGTTGCCCACGCTGAATTATTAGGCAACATGTCTGTGTAACTATCAAACGGTTCTTTTAATGCTCCTCCTAAAAGGAGAGATCTAAAACCAGTACAATCAATATATAAATCTGCTTTATGCTTATGATTTAATGATACGATTCCTTCTTTGTTTTGTTCTATGGTTGTGATTTCTTCTTTAATATGCTTAACCCCTTTTGGAATAGCATAATGATCTCTCAGCCATAATCCAAATTTAGTAGCATCAAAATGAAAAGCACTATCCCGATGATATTTAAAAGGAACAGAACTTATTTTATTGGTAATTCTATTATTATTAACAAAAGCCATTTGAGGAAATATACAGTCAGCAAAATCATTAAGTGGAGTTTCAGGTTGACTAATCTTTTTAAACCACCAATCATTCGTTTCAGATACATTTTCATCAATAAAAGGTAAACCAAAAGGAAAATGAAAGAATTGATTCTTTTTATAGAAATCAGTAAAACGAATACTTAATTTAATACTTGCATCCGTATGAGGAATAAAATCATTATCTTGGATTCCTAGCATGCCTGTCCATCCTCTAATTTGACCTAACGTACTTTCTCCTACTCCTACTGTAGGAATCTTGGGTGATTCAATTAAAGTAATATCATAATGAGGAAAAAAACGAATTAAAGTTGCTGCGGACATCCAACCCGCTGATCCTCCACCCACAATCATAATCTTTTTTTTAATAGACCCAGCCGGCATGTATACTTTCATTGTTACGGATTAACTTAATTAAATTTTTATGTTTAAATTTTTGATAAGAGTTTCTACTAGCTAAATAACGTTTAGTATTTGTAGCTGTTTCAATTTGAACATCATCTGGTAATAATTGAAATTCTTTTTTAATTTCATTCTTTTTAAGTAAACCTAAAGCGTGTAATTTTAGAGTAAAGTTAGGAGCATCAAACAATAAATAAGAACTAAAAAAAGGAAAATCAAAACAACTTGGCAAACGTGTTTGCCATTTTTTTAAATTAGTTTTTAAACTATTAGTTAAAGAAGTTTTTTTAATCATTTTCCAAAACGGTGTATCTCCTTTTTTAATATAATAACTTAATGATACAAAATCTAAAATATTTTGATTAATTTCTTTTACCATATTATTATAAGTTTGGATACTTTCTTCATTATAATTAGATAATAAATGCATGAGAATGAAACTTTGAGTAATAGTTTGTGAAATAGCAGTTGCTTCCAAAGGTTCTATAAAGCTAGAACTTAATCCAATACACGCACAATTTTTAATCCAATTAGTTTTATTTTGACCTGAGTTAAATTTAATATCTTTAAAGATTTCTACTTTTTGTTTTAATAATTGTTCACATTCTTTTTGAGCTTCTTGAACAGAAATAAATTTGTCATTAAAAACGTATCCATTTCCCCATCTACCCCACACAGGAATACGCCACAGCCAACCTGCTTTCATTCGAATAGCTGAAGTGTAAGCTGGATACTCAGAAGTGTCAGGTGTTGGAAAAGCAATTGCATGGTTTACTTTTAAATATTTTTCGTAGCTTTCCCATTCTCCTCCTTGTTTTTTATTAATTAATCGATGAAGTCCAGACACGTCAATATAGAAATCAAACTTATATCTTTTGGTTCCTTGTAACCATTTAACGCTTTTATCTTTATGAATTTGAACATCAGTTAATGTATCTTCAATAATACGAATTCCTCTTTTTTTACATATGTCTAGCAAAAACTTATTGGTTAATTCTGCATTAAGATGAAATTGGCTAGGTTGAAAATTAGTATCCAGGGTATTATTTTTTATATTGTCAAAACTAACTATCTCTTGATTAGTATAATTATGACCGATCAAATAACCAAAACCTCCTAAATAGTGAGTGATTTTATAATCATAGAAATAGCCTTCAAGGGAATGATAATAATCTTTCTCTGTCCATCCTTGAAATTTAACTGCATTTTTAAAAGTTGCCCCGCAATGTTTAATAATCTCTGCAGGAGTAATTCCAACAAACTTAATAAATTCCATAAAATGTTCAGTGGTGCTTTCCCCTACACCAATGATACCAATTTTGTTTGATTTAATAATATGAATTTTAAGGTTTTCTTGGAAGCGTTGTTGTAAAATAAGAGCACAGATTAAACCGCTTGTTCCTCCTCCTACAATTCCAATTGTTTTCATCGAATTCCAAATTCCACCCAACCTGTCAAAAGATACTTATCCTTTTCTAAAGGAGGGTTTCCCCGATGAACATGTGTATATGCTGCTGGAAATATCAGGAGGCTATTACGTTTAGGTTTATAGCGTTGGTTCTGATTAAGAAATTCTGTTTCTCCTCCTTCTTCAACAGTATTTAAAAATAAACTAAAGGCAGCAATCCGACGAATGACTTTAGGAGAAGCATCTTCTGTATGCCAGACATGATAACCTTCTCCTGGGCGCGTCTTTTGAATTTTAAAATCGTAAATAGTATGCTGACTATAGTTGTATAAAATAGGATATCTATCACAGTATTCTTTCCAATGAGTTCCAAAAAAGATTTCAAGAAATTTATCATCTGCAGCTAAGTCAACGGTATCTAAATTTTTCCCAGAAATTCTACCCCAAGTTAAAGAAATGGCATGATCACTCTTTTGTAAAGGATTTGATTTTTCCCATTTTTGTCGTTGAATGGTTCGTCCTGTTTTTTCAGATAATTTATAATAACTTAAAAACCCATCAACAACTTCTTCAGGAAAAGCATTTTCTACTAAAGCAATATGATCTTTAACATTCATCATTTAAAGGGTTCTCCTAAATACCATTGAACTAAAGATTTTCTACATCCTTTAGTTACTGGAGTTACTCTATGCCATAGAAAAGAAGGAAAAACAACAATAGTTCCTGCTGATTTTTCCAGAGTAATGGTATGAATATTATGTGCGTATTGCCATGAAATTTCAAAATCCCCTCCTTCATAGTCTTTTGCATCGGAGAGTTGTACAGTTACAGATAGTTTACGCATTAAACCAATATGATTTAAAGACTTCGTATCATTAACGGTATTGGCTTGAGTATGACAATCTTGATGCCAGTCATAGTGGCCTTGTTGTTGATATTCTGTATATTGAATAGGTTCAGCTCGATGAAATTCATAGTTCCAATTACAAGTTTCATTTGCTTGTGTAACAATTTTATTAATTTTATTGATAAGCCAAGAATCTCTTAACCATTTAACATCTGATTTTCGATAAAGATTATCTTCGTCTGGATGATGAGATATAGTTCCTTTTTTAAAAGGTACTTTCCCAGCACTTTGTAAAATTTTCTTAATTTCTTTTGGAGTAAAAGCGTCTGTAATTTTATAATATTTATAGTTATTTCGACCAGAATCCTGCTGCATACCTAAACTTGGTATACACTAAATTAGACGTCTTTCCAAGTTGAAGTTCCGGGATCCCAATATTTATTATAAGTTCCAACACC